CGCCGATCGCACCTACCCGAGATGAGTCCATGTCAGGTGCACCGTGGGGCGCAACACCCAGAGCGGACATGGCAAGCTGTATGGCGGAGCTTGCAAGTCTGGGTGAGAGGCCGCGGCCTACCGACGGCCTTACCCAACACGCGACGCCGTATCCGACCATACGGGATATTGCGAGAGGGTTAGCGCCGCCCTACACCGGGCGGAGCTTTACCCTTTCCGCTCCGCCACTCCAACCGCCGGGATATACACTCTAAGTGTACCGAAGTGTAGGACCGCCGGCCACTGGCGCTCTGCCACACTAGGAAAGTGTCTCTCCACAGCCTGTCTTGGGCTGCATTTCGGCGAAATACACACGGGAAACCGAGCGCAAACGGCGAGTGTGAGGCCGGTTTTCGAGGTCAATATGCGCGAAACGTCAATGAAAATGCCCTACCGTCACGGGCGGGTACCGCATGAGCTGCGCCTTTGAGCCTTGCGCCGACGTCCTGGCGGCCGAGCTCGAGGTTGGCGGACCTGGGTGTTGCCTAGCTGGCGGGTGTGTCCAGGCGCGCTTCGGGCCAGCGCCGCGGGCCAAGGCTCCGGTAGCCGTGCGACGTCGCCAGCGGCCGCAGGTGCGGTTATTTGGACAGGCAATAGGGAAGGCTCAGCGGAAACGGGATCGGGCTGGAGGGACGCCCTTAGGCCCGCGTGGACCTAAGGGCTGAGTGGAGGGTTAGTCGAGGTCTTGCGCGTCTGCGAGGGCTTCGGCTTCGGTCGGGAATGGGCCCATAGGCTCACTGTCCGGCATACAGCCCGGAAAACAGGACCACCAGTACCAGCCCGGACCTGGACAGGGGTCCACGAAGCACGTTTCCATGAGCGTACTCACGGCCTCCGTTACATGGAAGGTTTCGACGTTAGGCAGTGCGTGTGGATCGTCGGCGCGCGTGGGGTCGCTATAGGCTTGGGGCATGATCAGTTGCCCCCCATCATTATGTCCCACACGATAACTAGCGGGAGTACGACAGTACTAAGGACGACGAAGGCGCCGATCAGGACGTCAACAAAGAGATAGCGCCGGCCTGGAAGGTATTTGTAACGTGTCGGGTAAGGCATTGATACGCTCGCTTTCGAGGGTGGCATGACTTCAGTGCCATGTGATAGGTGCACCCTAGCAGTAACAGCGTAGTATGTCAAGCAGTCCCGGCGACCAGTGTAGCCGGCCGCTATTCGAAGCGGTGTGGTAGGCTGTCGAAAACCTGGTACGGATCGGCGATCTCGAGCGCGTCTGGCGTCGTGCGGATCGCGTCCAGCGGATCGGATCGACTGCGCGATCGCCGAATGAATATAAGGACTTATTTCTCGACCGCAGCATTTTGAGGGCATCGCGATGACGGGACTCTCGGCACGGCAGGAGCGGTTTGTGGCGGCGTATGTGGTGGAGCCGGTGGCGTCACGGGCGGCGTCGGTGGCGGGGTATAAGCGGGCGGCGGTGGCGGGGTCACGGTTATTGAAGCGTCCGGAGGTACGGGCGGCGGTGGCGGCGCGGCAGGCGACGGTGGTGGCGAAGACGGAGTTGACGGCGGCGAAGGTCTTGGAGACGTTGCATAGCATTGCGACGACGGACATGCGGGACTTTTACACGGACGAGGGGGTGTTGAAGCAGCCGCAGGACTGGACACACGCGCAGGGGTTGGGGGTGAGTTCGCTGGACGTGGTGAAGCGGAATTTGACGTCGGGGGATGGGCAGACGGACACGGTGTTTAAGGTGAAGTTGTGTGATCGGGTGCGGGCGTTGGAGAGTTTGGCGAAGCATTTTGGGCTCTTGGTGGACCGGGTGGATCACAGTGGGGCGGTGGTCTTTGTGCATGAGCAGTTGGACGCCCCGGTGACGGTGGAGGCGGTGCGGGTGCCGGAGACGCCATGACGACGGCGCAGCGGGTGGTGATTCCGTATACGCCCCGGCCGTTGCAGCGGGACGTGGGGGGCTTGGCGCGGACGCAGCGGTTTGGGGTGTTGGTGTGTCACCGTCGGTTTGGGAAAACGGTGTTAGGGGTCAACCTGGCGCAGCAGACGGCGTTGCAATGTACGAAGGACCGGCCCCGGAGTGCGTATATTGCGCCGACGTATACGCAGGGGAAGGCGACGGCCTGGGACTATGTGCAACACTACGCCCGGCCGGTGCCGGGGGTGGAATTCAACCAGAGTGAGTTGCGGGCGGACTTTCCCAACAAGGGCCAGAGTCGGATTTACGGGGCGGACAATCCGGACAGTTTGCGGGGGTTGTATCTCGACCGGGTCATTCTGGACGAATACGGGCTGCATCCGGCGAAGACGTTTAGCGAGGTCATCGGGCCGACGCTGGTGGACCGTGGGGGCTCGGCGCTCTTTCTCGGCACGCCTAACGGGAAGAATCAGTTTTACGACATCGCGACCTTTGCCCGCGACGCGCAGCGCGACGGGCATCCCGAGTGGTTTTACCGGGAGTACAAGGCGAGTGAGACGGGCTTGCTCGACGCGGGCTATCTGGCCTCCGCCAGGGCGGTGATGACGGACGACGAATATGCTCAGGAATTCGAGTGCAGTTTCGAGGCGAGTGTCAAGGGGTCGGTGTACGGCGCGGAATTGACCACGGCGCGGGAGGATGGGCGGATCACCAGTGTGCCGATGGACGCGGCGTTGCCGGTCGATACCGACTGGGACCTCGGCATCGGGGACAGCACGGCGATCTGGTTCAGCCAGTCCACGCGGAGCGGGGAAATCCGGTTGATTGACTATTACGAAGCCAGCGGGGAAGGCTTGCCGCATTATGTGGGGCTCTTGCAGCGCAAGGGGTATGTGTATGGGACGCACTGGGCCCCCCATGACATTGCCGTGCGGGAGCTGGGCAGTGGGAAGAGCCGGCTGGACGTGGCAGCGAGTCTCGGCATCCGGTTTGCGGTCGTGCCGCGCGTGCATGGGGAAAAAGGGCAGGAAGTCGAGGCGGGGATTCACGCCGCGCGGTTGTGTCTGGCGCGCTGCTGGTTTGACGCGACCAAGACCCGTGCGGGCGTCGAGGCGCTCGGCCACTACCGGCGGGACTATAATACGCGCCTGAATGAGTTTACCGCGCGCCCGGTACATGACTGGGCGAGTCACGGCGCGGATGCGTTTCGCGGCTTGGCGGTGCGGTATCAGCCGCCACGGGCGGCGCGGCCGTGGGTGACGCCCACCGCCACCGTCGTGACCGAGGCCGGGTGGATGGGCGCGTAGGGGAGGACGCATGGCGACAACCGACATGACGCAGGCCCTCGATCGGTTTCGGGTCGGGGTGGAGGCAGACGACGGGCAGCGCCGCCGGGAAGTCTCGGCGCTGCGGTTTCAAGTGCCGGCGCTCGCGTGGCCCGATGACGTCCAGGAGCAGCGCAAGCCGCAGATTGTCGGGGGCGTCGCGCTGCCGCAGCGGCCGATGCTGTCGATTCCGAGTCTCGACCAGCCGATTCAGTTGACCCTCAACGCCGAGCGGGCCGCGAAACTCGGGATTCAGGTGCATCCCATCAGCGAAAACGCCGATGATGAGACGGCGGAGGTCATTCAGGGTCTGTATCGCCGGATCGAGGTCGAGAGTCGGGCGAATTTGGCGCGCACCTGGGCGTTTGAGCGCGCCGTGAAGTGTGGGCGGGGCTATTACCGCGTCTTGACCGAGCCCGACCCCGAGGCGGGGAGCCCGTTTGACCAGAAGATTACCATTAAACGCATCCTCCAGCAGGCGTCGGTGGTCCTAGACCCGTTTGCTCAGGAAGCCGACGGCAGTGACGGGCAGTGGGCGTTTCTGGTCAACGACATGCCCTGGGACGCCTATATTCGCAAATATCCGGACAGTCAGATGGCCGCGTTTGACGCGGATGAATTCTCGCTCATCGGCATGAAGACGCCCAACTGGGTGACGGGGGAAGCCGACTCGGCGGGTCGTGCGGTGCGCGTGGCCGAATACTATCGGCTCGAATATGCGACCCGCACGCGGGTCTTGCTCGATGACGGCACCGATGCCTATGACGACGAGATTCCCGAGGGCCGCGTGGTGCGCGAGGGCGACGGGGCGCGGTCGCTTGAGGAGCAGGTCCCGACCCTGTGGTGGTCCACCATCAATGCGGTTGAGGAATTGGCTCCGGCGCAAGTCCTCGATGGCCGCTACATTCCGATTATTCCCGTGATTGGCCGCGAGTTGATTCCCTTTGAAGCCCAGCGTCGCTGGGTGGGGATTATCGAGCCGAATGCCGACGCCGCGCGGTTGCTCAATTATTCCGCCTCCTCGGCGGTCGAATTGGCGTCGCTCGAAAGCAAAGCGCCGTATCTGATGGTGGAAGGCCAGGAAGAAGGCCATGAGGAGGAATTCCAGCTCGCCAACGTGCGGAATTTCCCCTATCTCCGCTATAAAAACGTCAGTCTCAACGGCACCCCGGCGCCCCCGCCGCAGCGCACCCAGGTCGATACCTCGCGGCTTGGACCGTCAATGCTGCTCCTCCAGCAG